GGTTTAACTATGCGGATTGTCATACATCACCGGATTTAATGAATAACGCTATACCACCTGTAGCATTTTTTGCTGTAGAACCTACTGTGCGAACGACTTGTAAATTGTTACCGTATGCCAAAAAGTTTGCTGCGCTGAAAAAAGCAGTAGCAGAGTTATTGTCTGGTTTACCGAAACGGTTTACTAAGTCAACTTCACTTGTGATTTGTGTAATTTTTTCTACTGGACCCCATTTAAAGTATCCAGCAAAAGCACCGGCGGTAGTTGATACAGACGGAACTACGGTAGTTTGATCCACTTCTGTAATATTAACGCCTGGAGATAGTTGAAACGCCATTTGTTTTCTCCTTGAATTATTATGTGTTTTTCTGGTAGTAAAATACCATATGAGATATTTATGTTAGGCTGGTTTTACAAACTATTTAACCTATCTCGGATGAACGATGCATAAGTTTCTCCTCCGTTTGCAACTTCCCACATATCACCATCAATCATCTCAAAAGGAACATCTAAACCATCTTCAATAATAGGTTCTGGTAACATGTTCTCGTCCATTTGGTTCATATTTTCCAACTGGATTTGTTTCCGAATATCGTGGTTGACGATTTCTTTGAAGTATTGTTGTGTCGCAACCCAGGCAAAAACGACTAATGACATTACTAAGTCATCATTTGCACCTTCGGCAGCTTTGAAAGAATTGTTTTTCTGTTCAAAGGTAGTTAATTCTGAATAGGTATCAAAGTCCACAATCTCAAGTTTGTCGCCTTCAATCAAAGTCTTTAGGTTGGAACAACCAATTGCCTTGACTTGTGGTGACATTTTCAGACCCATTTGAATGCCACGAGCAAAGCCTGCACTCAATTGTTGTGGTTTCTTG